TGGGTTTGAAGCCATACCATAACGAGTTTTGAACCCGATTTTTGGTTGGAATGTGTTTTCACCAACCGCACGAACCATAGTTAATGGTACGTATGGACAGTAGAATACACCAGCGTCATATGGGTTAGTACCTTTGTAACCAACGTTACAGTAGTCTACTGACGCATATGGGTCAATGTAAACTTTTGTACGTCCGTTAAGAGTACCAGCAAATGTGTTACCAGTGTCGTCAACATTCAAGTTTGTAGACATTGCAGGTGAATAGTCTAACATTCCAGATGCCGCAAGACCAGAAGCAACGTCGGAAGAACAGATAATAAAGTTACCTTTTCCTCTTCGTGTTTCTTTGGCGATTACGTTTGACTCTCTTTCGATCTGCATGATTAGACCTTTTAAGCGCTCAACGCTCCAACGACCATCTGCATCTGTTGACAAGTCAAAGATACCATTGATCGCAGTGTTATTAGTCAATGCACCAGTTTTCGCCTGTGCGTTAATTGTTCTAATAACTTCGCGATTGATCTCTGCTAGAATCTCAGTTGACAAGATGTTTGCCAATTCTGTTTCTGCGTCAAGACCGTGAATTGCTTTCAAGTCTTGTGCAAGTTCTAGAGAGTATTCTGCTTTCAATGCACGAGATGTTGCAGTCACAGTCGCTTTTTCGATTGTGAAACCCATTTCGTTGAAAGTAGATGAAGGCCCTTGACCTGTTGATCCTAAACCCTCGGCATCGACTGTTGGCATACCACCAGCCTGTGTTGGGCCAGTTCTTGAGTCATCGATAGATGAGTCAACAGTTCTTAGAATTGGAGAACCACTACCACCAGAAGAGTCATCTGATAGACCAGATAGACCTGATGGGCCAGAAGACATTGCAGTAGATGAGTCACCAGACCAAGTTGTGTTTGCTTCGTCATAAAGTGCTTCAGTAGAACCAGTTGCACCAGCACCGTATCGTGATTTCATTGCGAAGATAAGACCTGTAGGGCCTGTCATCGGTTGAACACCACAAACGTCGTAAGCCATCATGTTAGGTAGCGCACGTCGTACAAGTGAGATTAGAACTGGATTCCAGTTTGCTGCTGAAGAAGTTGCGTTACCTGGCGCAGCCTCTGTCAACATGTTAGTGTTTTGTGCGGCTTCTTCTTGGAAGGCACGCTCTTGGTTCTCAAGAATTACGGCAGTAACCGCTTTTCTGTGAGCGTCTTTAATAGTACCAGCTGATTCTTCGTTCAATACTGGTGACCATTTTTCGACTAAACGATCATATGTTTCCATTTTTAATTGCTCCTATTACTTAATGGATTTTTTCAAAGCAGTTAGATATTGATCCATAGATGAAACAACGTCTGTATCTACAGATGCCCCTCCTTCTTCAATTTCTTCTACTTGAGTTTCGACGATTGCTTTCTTGAAGTGATTTTCTTTGATGATCTTTACTTTCGCTGAGAAAGATTCAGAATCTTCAAAATCAATATCTTCTACAAGAGAAGCGAGTTTTTCAACTTCAGTTTCGGCAAGACCGTTAGAATGTTCACGAACTACTTCGTATCTTTGAAATAATTCTAACTCTTCAGTCATTGCAATCATTTTACCAGTTGTTGTGTTGAGTTGATCTTCAAGTTCTACAACTTGTTCGTTAAGATCGTCAACTAGGTCTACTTTACTATCTGGCACATCAACGTAAGATTCTACGAATAGATCCTTTAATTTGCCCATAAAGTTTTCTGCGATTTCAGTCCTAAGACCATTCTCGACTGCAACTTTATTTTCTGCCATCCAGTTTTCGACTACGTAGTTAAGATATCCATCAACTTTTTCAACCAATTCTTCTTTAGTTTTGTTGATTTCTTCATTGAGTTCTGATTTATAGTTCTCTTCTAAACGGTCAATTTCTTCGGACAGTTTTGTTTTTACTGCCATTTCGAAGATGACGGCCGTTTTTTCTTTGAACTCGTCAGAAAGGGTTGCTTCAGATTCGACTAATGCTTTCATGTCGTCAGAAAAATCGATTTTAATGTCAGCAGTTTTATCTGCTTCTACTATTGCTTCTTCTTCTGCTTCCACTGCTTCTGCCTTCATCATTGATGAATATGCAGCTGCAAGTTCTGGTTTCTTCATTGCACTCATTTTATGGTACATTGCGTTGACCATACCCGCTTTAGTCTTTGGTTCTGCCGCTTTCTTCACGACATCCCCTGCCGCATCCGTAGACTTTAATGCGTCTGCTGGAGCGGTTTCTGGATTGTGTCCTTTACCTTCGCTTACTTCACTCTCGTTTTCAACGAGGTCAACACTTTCCTGTTCAGCAGTTTCCTGCTCTACTTGATCAGTCATAGTTTGACTCCTATATTGCTTTTTTCATTAACGAGAGGAAATTTTTGAATTCACGTACTTGTGTCTCATAGAGATCAGCACGTGGTGCTTTCTTGATTTCAGTCTCAATTTTTTCAATGTCTTGTCTTTCCAAAATGCCGTTGTTCCAGATCCAGTCTACACCTTCCATAACTCCATTAACGAATGCTGTTGGTGCAGATGGGTCTTGTACGATATCAACCGTATTAAGAACAAAGTCGTCACCGACAACCATTGCTCCACCTTGGTTTACTAGACTACCCATACCACGAGTCGAGACACCTAATTGAACACCACCGTCTAACAGACCTTTAACAATCTGACCATTAGGAGTGTCTAATATTGATGCTCTACCCATAACATTATTTCCCTCAAACCTGAGTTCATTAATCTTATGAGATACTTTATCCAAGTTAACAGTCGGCCCTTCTGGGTGATTTAACTCACCAACCGCTCTGTCCTTGGAAACCTGTGTATCGACGTATTTTGCTACTGCCTGTTCCATGACAGGTTTCGGGTAAATACGTCCATTTCTATTCTTTGTTTCTGCTTGTGCAAATACACCTTCTATGATGTATTTCTTTTTGCCTTTTTCGTCTTTTTCGACTAGACATTGCACATTAGATTCTGTATATTCTGTAATTAGTTTCATTCATTATCCCCTTGGATTATTAACTTTTGAAAGTAAAACCGCCGCGTTTGCAGAAAATATTTCTTCCGTTGGATTTTTCTTAATGAATGTTGTGTCGTTTCCTGCTAGTGAAAACGATCCGATGATTGTACTGTCACTATCTGCTTGTTGTAATGTTACCAAGTATTGTGTACCAGTTGCCGCACTGTTTATTGCACGAACTATTTGTGCTCCACTTACATTACTTGCCGCGCCTGCGGTTGTTGGGGATGCGATCTCTGCCGCGAGTGGTCTAATTACATTTGCCATTTTTTATCCTTTTGCCGCCTTAATAAATGCTTCGCCTGCTTTTTTAGCAGAATTTAAATCTTTAAATCTGTCTAACTCTTCGTTATCAATATATGTTACAAAGGGTCTAGCACCCTTTATTTTGTGTACCATTAATACGTGACCCTTGATCTTCTTATCATATACATGGTCGCCAGGCGGCATACTTTTTTTCACCGCTTCACGAATTTGTTTAAAAGTTTTCATTTAGACACACTTATTGTATTATTGTTACGTTTATTTATACAAATTAAATCTTTTATTTTCAATTTAAATATACCCTAGAGTATATGCTATCCCCATTTCAATTGTTAATAAAACACCAAGACCGATAGTAGAACCTATTATTGCAAAAGGCAAAAACAGATAGTCTTTTCTTTTACGTTCTCTTGTGCAACAACTACTCATTAAACTGGATGACCTTCTACTTCTTCTTCGGTAGATGTCTCTTCGGTTTCGTCGCTTGTCTCAACCTCTTCGGACTCTTCGCCTTCTGGGGCAGTCTCGACCTGATCAGTTTCCTTTGCATCTGTTTCTGCCTCCGCTTCGAGTTCTTCATCTTCGATATCATTAAAGATTTTACCAGCAACCGCAATACGTTCTTGATCCATTGCAGCATCCATCTTTTGTGCAATCATATCATTGAATATCGCATTTGCTTTATTAAAGTCAGCATTGGCCGCATAATCAATCATATTTTCAAGTGTATTATCTTCACTCATCACTGTCTCCTCCTGTAGGGATGTCATCTTCTTGTCCGTCATCATTATCTCCGTTTTCTTGATCTTCGTCATCGGGGATCTCTCCCTCTTTCTTTTCTTGTTCAATTTCTTCTTTCATGTCTTTCCACTCTTCTTCAGAGAGTTGAAGTACATTCTTTGCAACCCAACCTTTTGACAGGTATTCACCTATATAGTTACCTACTAAGTCCATAGTGGCCATGCGGTTCTGAATAAGTTCTGCTTCTTTGAGTTCAACAAAGTTGTTGTCTCTTACGAAGTCATAACGTATTTCGTTTGCCCACATATCCCAATCGTCTTGAGTGATGATACCTTTTAGTATAAGTTGTTTTCTAAGAAGTTCTGCAAACAGTTTAGAGAAACGTTTGCGTAGTCTGTCAATAAACTTCTGGAACTTCAACTCATCTCTAGAGATCTCTGTTGATCTACCGAGAGAGAACTGTGCTTCCTGTTCTAGTCTATTGATAGGTACGTTCAGTGAACGATATAATCTTTTCTGGAAGTATATAATGTCGTCGATCTGCCCAAGGTTATCACCGCCAGGCAATGTGGATATCTCAGTACCCCTACCACCTTCACGTCTTGGTAACCAGAAATCTTCAAGCATTGACATATGTTTACGATCATCTTTGATCGCACCAGTTGTTGCATCGTATACAAGTTTGTTTCGGTATCGTGACATGATACCTTTCATGTATTCTTCTGCCTTACCTTTCTGCATGTTACCCACATCGATGTAGAAGATTCTACGTTCTGGGGCACGTGCAAGTCGGTAGATTACGAGTGAGTCTTCCATCATTCGTAACTGGTTTACAGGTTTTAATGCTTTATGAAGGAACGATATGACACGCTTTTGGTCTGCGTCTAACAAACCAGATGTTACGTATAGTACACTGTCCTTTGTTAGTTTTATACCTGAGGCTTGTTGTCCAGGCTTTTCCTGATATATGTAGTGTTCATTCGTTTCTTCGATAATCTTCGCACCTGTGATTGGGTCTTTCTTAGACTTAACCTCTTTGACCTTACGGATCTTAGATGAATCAATAGGGCGAATATCCATTATACCTTTACCCAACTGGGTATCATTCACGACTATATGAAATGCTAGTCGTCCATCGATATACCATTTTCTAAATATGTCGTGACCTAAATCGGTAAAC